TATGGCGCGCGTTAGCGCAATGTGATGCACTGTATCGTTCATTGGTCTTGCTCCTGGTTGGTTGTCTGTTGCTCGATCAAGTCTGCAATGCGCCCATAACTCTCGGCCAGCGCCAACTTGCGGCGCTCATCGATGGCGCTGTCGCACCATTGCGCTTCACTGTAATGGGCGGCCTCGGACTCGCGGTAGAGGCGCGCGGCTTCAACGGCGCCGTGGGCGGCTATCGCGTCCGCGGCTATTTGTTCGGCTGTCATGGTTCAATATTCCTCTGTGATAATATTGTCGGGGTTTACCGGCACGCCGTAATATTCAGCGTCATGCCGATCAATGCTGTTTGCAAAGGCGTTGTGATCGACCCACAAGCGACCGTCGGGGCCGCGTGCGACGCGCGCGCCGGCTGGCGCTGTGATGCTGCCGCCATGGCCAAGCTTATGGGTAAATGGGTCTTTGACGCGGCGAAGAATGAACGATACGGACATTGTATTTTCCTCTCTCTGTAGGGTCAGGACGGCCCTAGGGCCGTCCTGGCGTGTTGTCAGGCTTGGAACCCGGCGGCGATTGAGCCGGCGGCATAGTCAGTCGGCTTTGTGCGCATGGGCATGAGCACGGCGATGCAATCGGCGCGAGCGTCGCCGTCACCATTGCGGAAAGTAACAAGCGCGGGATTTTCGCCGGCCTGATGCAAGCGGAAAGCCGTGGCCATATGTTTTTTGCCGTCGTTCAAGGCCTTCGCCATGTTGCCAATGGCGGCGAGGTAGAGCGGGTTATAGTGGCCGGCAGTGAGGGTGTCAGGCGCCGTTGGCACAATGCGGCGCCAATCGGGAAACGACCCGTCAACCGGCGCGAAGGCAATGCGGGCGTTGCCGTACATAATCCACCATTGGCCTTGCGCGTCGCGCTCAAAGACATAGCACAAGCCCTTAGAGCGCCCGGCGGCCTTCGCCGCTTGCGCGATAGCGTCGGACGGCACGATGACGCCAGCAAGGCAATTGCCGCTTGTGTCATAAGCAGGGCGCACGTCGTTCAACTTGCCGGCGATAGCGTCGCAACGCGCGGCGAAGGCGATATGCCCGTTTGTGCCGGCGATGAACCCGCGGGCGTCAAGAAACACGCCTTTGAGGTAGTGGCGGGTTTCCTCTTTTGAGGTTGCCAGCATGGCGGCGTCGATAGCGCCGGCGTCGATTGATATCTGAATCAGCATAGTGAATTGTCCCTTCGTGTATCGGCTTGTCATCATCAGACTGTCGGGAGCCGCCCGGCAGTGACGCGCGCCTAGCGCGCGTTTCGACGTTTAGTAACGAACGCCAGGGCATTCAGGCAGGTTAAGAACCATTTCCGCCAGAGGCTCCCATGTGATGCCTTCGCGCCATGAAACGCCATATGTGCCGTATTCGGACGTGGTGGCGGTGCAATGGTTCCAGCCGTTAAGCGTCGTCGTATCCCAAACGCTTTGCAAACGATCGCGCAAGACGTCGGGAGCGTCGGCGATACGTTCGGCCAAACGCGCCAGGGCTTGTGTGGGCGTTTCGCCGGTAACGTAAACCGGGCGATATTTGCCAAGAAAATAGGCGGAAGCTGTGTAGGTCGTCATGGTATCGTTTCCCTTCGTTTAGATGATTGCAAGGCAGGCAAGGCAGGCGAAAAGCGCCAGCATGGAGAGGGCATCTTTGATCATGGCGTTAGGCGCCCTTCGCCAGAGTGAAGCCGGCAGGCTCGATCGACAACACAACGCCATTGCGGGTGAAAAAGTCAGCGCAACCCTGGTGCAACGCGTCATATTCGAAATCGACAATGGCATAAACCTGGTGCGCGAGCGCGACAGCGTCGGCGAAGGAATCAGTGGTGTGATGCACCAGCTTGCGAGTGTAGGCGCCTACGCCGGTCAATTCGATGATGTTGTACATTTTAATTTCCTCTCGTTTATGGTGGGCCGGCTTGCGCCGGGTGATGCTGTTAGAAGTTCCAGGGCGTGGCGCCGCGGGCAATCGCCAGCTTGCGCGCCTCGCGCTTGCCGGTGACGGCGACAGTGTCGAGCCAATCGCGGCGCCCGTTGGTGGTGACGGCGAAAGCCAGGGTGGGCTGCTTGCCGGTTGTGTAGTGCGCCTCGAGCATTTGCGTGTTCCCTTCGTTGCTGTGTTGATGCGCCCATCATATCAACGCCGGCCAACCCTGCAACACATTTTTCTGCATTCTTACGAATTTGTAATGTTAGCCTAGCGTTGGCGGTTTAGGCGATGCATTGTCATGGGAGCCTGGCAAAGCGCCTAAGATTTTGGGGTGAATGCGCGCGCGATATCAAGGGGATAATCCAACCCTTGGCGGTTTAGGTAATGATTTATAGTTTCCTGATAATTAAATATATGTGTATTATATAGCTAATACGCTGTAACGCTGGCGCGTGGCGGCTGCGCTGTCACCCCTCGGTTCTGGCTGCGACTTGAAACTCCGTGACAATTTGACAATTTGCCTGTTTTTTCGCTGTAACTCTATGGTTTTGCAGGCGTATTTCGATTGTCACGGCGACTACCCAAAACCGCCCAAAAACGCCCCGGTTCGCATGGATTGTCATATTGTCACGCAATCCCGTTCATGTTGTGCCGACCAAAAAACAAAACCCAAATGACCCAAGCCACAAAAGGGCCGCGCAAGCCGGCGCGCCGGGCGATTGGATTGTCACTGCCCAAAGCGCCCAACCGGGCAAATGGCCGCGCCAATCTGCTGCGACATGCTGCCGCTGCCGCTGGCTGGCGCCGCGGGCAGGGGGGGCGGGGGCCGAGCGGCGCGTGACTGTCACGGGCACCGTCCGCAAACAATTTTTTAAAAATTTTTTTAATTGACAACTAAATGCATAATTTTTACTATGCGTAGCATGACGCCAAAAAATCCACCTTGTTTAGATACGCTGCGAGCCACGCTTGTGTATGACCCAGGCACAGGCACGTTTACGCGGGCTATCACTCGCGGCACTCGCGTAGCTGGTTCTGTAGCCGGTTCGCTTAACCGCGTTGGCTATTGGCAAATTGGTGTTTGCGGGCGCACATACACCGCGCAGCGTTTGGCATGGTATTATGTGTATGGCGTCTGGCCTTCCGACGACATAGACCATATCAATAGGAACAAACTGGATAACCGCATATCTAATTTGCGCGTTATCAGCCGGTCGGAAAACTTGAAAAACCGTGCGCCTTGGAAATGGGTAAACCGCAAGACAGAACCCCGAAAACCGTATACAAAGATGTTGCGACAAACTACGGGGCGCCCATGACCTTCTATTCCCTGCCGTTCGCACCTGAACGCCCAGAAGCCACCGAGGCGCGCTTGGAGGCGATCTACGAAGCCGCGCGCTATGGCCTGAAGGGCGACAGTCTGGCGTTGGCCGCTGGCCTTACCCCCGCGCAGTTCCGGCGTTTGGCTGAGTTCGATGCGCTGGTCGAGATCGCCGAGATGAAAGGCCGCGCTGACGGCGAACTGTCCGCCGCCAGGACGATGTACAACGCCGCGGCGTCAGGCGACGCCAGGGCGGCGCTGGACATCCTCAAGCACAACCACGGCTGGGTGGCCAAGCAGCAGATCGACGTGAACATCGACCAGCAGATCAGCATCACTGCGGCGCTAGAAAAGGCGCAGAGCCGCGTCATAGAGGGGCTATACACCGTACTGCCCCGCATAGAGGACAACAACAGTGCAGCAGCCAATCTACTCAGCGCAGGACGAGATGGCTCTGATGAGCCGGCTGTGGTCGCCGGCTATCAAGGATGACCCGCTGGCGTTCGTGCTGCTGACCTACCCGTGGGGTGAGCCGGGGACGCCGCTGGAAAACTTCCAAGGGCCGCGCAAATGGCAGCGCGCGGTGCTGGCCGACATCCGCGACCACATCAAGGACAACGGCGGCAAGGTGGACTACGACACCTTCCGCAAGGCGGTGGCGTCAGGCCGCGGTATCGGCAAGTCGGCGCTGGTCAGTTGGCTGGTGCATTGGATGCTGTCCACACGCATCGGCAGCACGACCATCGTGTCAGCTAACTCCGAGGCGCAGCTACGGTCGGTGACCTGGGCCGAGATCACCAAGTGGCTGGCGATGGCCATGAACAGCCATTGGTTTGAGATCGCCGCCACACGCATCATGCCGGCCAAGTGGATCACGGAACTGGTCGAGCGCGACCTCAAGAAAGGCACGCGCTACTGGGCCGTCGAGGGCCGGCTGTGGTCGGAGGAGAACCCGGACGCCTACGCCGGGGTTCACAACTGGGATGGCGTGATGCTGATCTTCGACGAGGCCAGCGGTATCCCCGACAGCATCTGGTCGGTCAGCGACGGCTTCTTCACGGAAAACACGCCGCACCGCTTTCACGTCGCGTTCTCCAACCCGCGGCGCAACACCGGCTACTTCTACGAGACGTTCAACAGCAAGCGGGCGTTCTGGCGCACGCGCAACATCGACGCGCGCGAGGTCGAGGGAACCGACAAGAACCTGTACCAGCGCATCATCGACGAGTATGGCGCCGACAGCTACCAGGCCAACGTCGAGGTCTACGGTCAGTTTCCGTCAGAAGGCGACGACCAGTTCATTCCGGTCAATTTGGTGGACGACGCCATGAAGCGACCTAGGCTGAAGGATGAGTCGGCACCGATTACCATCGGCGTTGACCCGGCGCGGTTCGGATCGGACGCCACCGTCATAGCGGTGCGGCAGGGACGCGATATAGTCGCCATCAAGCGTCTGCGCGGCGCTGACACGATGGAGGTGGTTGGCCACGTCATCGAAGCCATCGAGGAGTACAAGCCGGCGCTGACCGTGATCGACGAGGGCGGCTTGGGTGCAGGCGTGGTGGATCGGCTGAAGGAGCAGCGGTACAAGGTGCGCGGCGTCAACTTCGGCAACAAGGCGCAGAAGCAGCTTATGTACGGCAACAAGCGCGCTGAGATGTGGGGCGCCATGCGTGAGTGGCTCAAGACAGCCAGCGTGCCGAACGACCGCTTTCTGAAGTCTGACCTGATCGGGCCGAAGACCAAGCCGGACAGCAAGGGGACGCTGTTCCTTGAGTCGAAGAAAGACATGAAGGCCCGCGGGCTGGCGTCACCCGACGCTGCCGATGCCATCGCGGTGACGTTTGCGTTCCCAGTGGCGCACAGAGAAGGGCGCGTTGACAAAAAACGCAGCGGCGGATATTCTCCCGGCGGAGTTGCCAATTCTTGGATGGGCAGTTAACGCAATGGCCGACAAGAAAAAGTCTGTTTCGCTGGCCGTGGGCCGTGGGGAAAAGCTCTCCGCGGCCAAGGGTGCGGGACTGACGGCCAAGGGCCGCGCGAAGTACAACCGCGAGACCGGGTCTAACCTGAAGCCGCCGGCACCCAACCCCAAGACCAAGGCGGATGCAGGGCGTAAGGCCAGTTTTTGTGCGCGTATGGGCGCGGTAGCAGCTAAGGCTAAGGATGGCGAACGCGCCAAAGCCAGCCTTAAACGGTGGAAATGCTCATGAAGAAGCCAGGTTTATATGCGGCAATTCACGCCAAAAAGGAGCGGATTGCCGCTGGTTCTGGCGAAAAGATGCGTAAGGCGGGGGAAAAGGGCGCCCCGACAGCCAAAGACTTCAAAAATAGCGCCAAAACAGCGAAAAAGGGCAAATAATGCGCCGCATGACCCCCGCCAAGATGCCGATGGGCCTGAAAATGCCCAAGCCGAAGGCCGAAATGGACGCGATCCCGCTGGCGCGTAAGCCCATGCCGGGCGGCAAGGACATCATCAGCATCACCACCAAGATGCGCGAAACTCCTATGAAGAAGTCAAAGTAAGCATATGGTTGACCCCACAGGCATGGTAGCGGCGGGTAAAGTCGCCAATGTGGGGTCAAACCCTGAGAAGGTGCCTGCGCGCGACGAAGACAAGATGGCAACCATGCGCCACCGCCTGAAGATGGCGCAGTCGGCGTATTCGGACAGCCGCGAAGATGAACTGGACGATCTTCGGTTCATGGCCGGCAGCCCGGACAACCAGTGGCAGTGGCCTGCCGACGTGCTGGCCACGCGGGGCAGCGTGCAGGGCCAGACGATCAACGCGCGTCCGTGCCTGACCATCAACAAGTTGCCGCAGCACGTCCGTCAGGTGACCAACGAGCAGCGCCAGAACCGGCCCAGCGGCAAGGTCATCCCCGCGGACGACAACGCCGACGTACAGGTCGCTGAGATTTTCAACGGCGTGGTGCGGCACATTGAGTATATGTCGGACGCCGACGTGGCCTACGACACCGCCTGCGACAACCAGGTGACCTACGGCGAGGGCTACATCCGCCTGCTGACGGAATACTGCAACGACGAGACGTTTGATCAGGACATCCGCATCGGGCGCGTCCGCAACTCGTTTAGCGTCTACATGGACCCGACGATCCAAGACCCGTGCGGCGCCGACGCTGAGTGGTGCTTCATCACCGAAGACATCCTCAAAGAAGAATACGAACGGGAGTTTCCGGACGCAACGCCGATCAGCACGCTGTACAGCCAAGGTGTGGGTGATCAGGGTCTTTCGGCGTGGCTTCAGGAAGATACGATCCGCATTGCGGAGTATTTCTACAACAAATACGAAAAAGCCACGCTGCACCTGTACCCGGACAACCAGACTGCCTACCGCGGCACGCCGCAGGACAAGCAGCTTATGGCCATGTTTGGCAAGCCGATCCGCAGCCGCGAAGTTGACCGCAAGAAGGTCATGTGGATGAAGACCAACGGCTACGACGTGCTGCAAGAGCGCGAGTGGGCCGGCAAGTGGATTCCGGTCGTGCGCGTCATCGGCAACGAGTGGGAAGTTGAAGGCCAGATGTATATCAGCGGCCTTGTGCGGAACGCCAAGGACGCCCAGCGGATGTACAACTACTGGACGAGCCAAGAAGCCGAGATGCTGGCGCTGGCACCCAAGGCACCCTTCATTGGCTATGGCGGCCAGTTCGAAGGCTACGAGATGCAGTGGAAGACCGCCAATACGACCAATTGGCCGTATCTGGAGGTCAATCCCGACGTGACGGACGGTGCCGGGGCTGTCCTCCCCCTGCCCCAGCGCGCGCCGCCTCCGTTGCCCCAGACCGGCTTGATTCAGGCCAAGATGGGGGCTGCTGACGACATCAAGGGAACCACCGGCCAGTACGACGCCAGCCTTGGGATGCAGGGCAACGAACGCTCCGGTAAGGCCATCCTCGCCCGCGAGAAGCAGGGCGACGTTGGCACGTACCATTACGTGGACAACCTGGCCCGCGCGATCCGCCACATCACCCGGCAGATCGTGGACATGATCCCGAAGATTTACGACACGCAGCGCATCGCCCGCATCATCGGCGTTGACGGCGAAGTCAGCATGGTCAAGTTCAACCCATCGCAGCCGGAACCGGTCAAGGAAATTCGCGACCAGATGGGTGCGCTGATTGAAAAGGTCTACAACCCCAGCGTCGGCACCTACGACGTGATGGTCACGACCGGGCCAGGCTACATGACCAAGCGTCAGGAAGCCTTGGACGCCATGTCGATGATCCTGCAATCCAACCCGCAGCTTTGGACTGTGGCCGGCGATCTGTTCATCAAGAACATGGATTGGCCCGGCGCGCAGGAGATGGCGGCGCGGTTTAAGAAGATTCTTGATCCGAAGGTTCTGGCGGAAGGCGATCAGTCGCCTGAGATGATGGCAGCCCAGCAGCAGATGGAAGCCATGACGCAAGAACTGAACCGCATGACGGACATCATCGCCAACGTGCAGGATAGCGTCGCCCAGCGCGAGGTGGACATCAAGGAATACAAGGCTCAGGTGGACGCTTACGACGCCGAGACGAAGCGGATCAGCGCCGTGCAGCAGAGCATGACGCCAGAGCAGATTCAGGACATCGTGATGGGTACAATCGCCGCGGCGCTGGACACCGGCGACCTGATCGGTGGGGCGCCGCAGATGCGCGAGATGCCCGACATGGAGCAACCCGAGATGCAGCCGGAAATGCCCGAGATGCAGCCGGAAATGCCCGAGATGCAGCCCGAAATGCCGCCTGAAGGAATGATGGAATGAAGTGCGCGGACTTTGTAGGGATGCTGTTTCTGGCGCGGGATGTGACCCATTCCGCCCACCTGAACACGCGCAGTTATGCCAAGCACATCGCGCTGAACGAGTTCTACGACGGCATCATCGACCTGGCAGACAAGTTTGCCGAAGCCTACCAAGGCAAGTACGGCCTGATTGGGCCAATCTCGCTGATGTCAGCCAAAAAGACCAACAACGTGGTCGAGTTCCTCGAAGGCCAGCTAGAAGACCTTGAGCAAATGCGCTATAAGGTCGTTGATAAGGAGTGTACCCCGCTCCAGAACATTATCGACGAAATTTTCGGGCTGTATTACACTTCGTTGTATAAGCTCAAATTTCTGGCGTAAGGAACGACTATGGAACTGCTTCGCCCTTTGAATGACGCTGGGTTCGGTACGCAGAATGCTGCGTATACCGGCACCGCAGGGTCTACGACTGGCTGGAACGCCGGCCCGCAAGGCGTGCTGGTGTGGTCTACGACCGACATGTATGTGCGTGTCGGCGAAGGCGTGACCGCCACATCTAGCGACACACCAATCCCCGCGTTTACCCCGGTTCCCTTCACCGTTCCCCAGGGAACTGGCGGTGTGTGGCGCGTCAGCGCGCTGCAAATCGGCGTATCCGGCACCGTCTACGCCAAGCCGATCAACATTCGATGAGCTTTGGCATCCCCGTCCGCAACGGCTTGTCCGTAAGCATAGTCACCACGGCTACCCTTACGTCAGGGTCTGGGGCTGGCGGCGGCGGGCGCCGTGACGGCGGAGAGCCTACGCTGATCCTCGATTTTATCGGCGGCAACGTGCCGTATGGGGCAACGCTCAATCTAGACTTTACCGGCCAGACATATAGCGCCTACACCGCCGATCCAGCCGGGCAAGGCTTCCCGAACTTCTGGGCTTGGAGCTAACTCATGCCTTTGACCAACTACGCCTTTGCTGATCTGATTACGTTCACGCGCTCCACCACGGCTACGTTCGTGGGCAGCAATGGCCTGATCCAGTCTGCGGCGATTGACGCTCCGCGCTTCGACTTTAGCCCCGTTACGCTGGCCCCTCTGGGCCTGTTGATAGAGGAGCAGCGTACAAACTTGCTGCTGTACTCGGCAGAGTTTGATAACGCGGGTTGGACAAAAACAAACAGCACCATAACTGCAAACGCAACGACCGCGCCTGATGGGACGGTTACTGGCGACAAGCACGTTCCTAATTTGGCAGCAACTCTAGGCACAGGGGCAGCTCAAACCAGAGTTCAACAAAGCCCATCAGCGACAAGTGGCACAAGCTATACATTTACCATTTACGCCAAAGCGGGCGAGTTTGACCGAATTGAATTTGGTCTTATTGCAACGCCGTCAGTCAGCGCTATATTTTCACTAACTTCAGGCACGGTGGTTTCGGGAACTGACGCGTCTATTACGCCTGCCGGAAACGGCTGGTACAGGTGCGCTCTTACCGCAACCGCCGGTGCTACGGGCGCGTTAGCGGTAAGATGGACTGCTCAATCAAGCACTGTTTTAATTGGCGACGGCACATCTGGCATCTTCGTCTGGGGCGCGCAATTTGAAGCCGGCACGTTTGCCACCAGTTACGTCCCCACCGTGGCCTCCACGGTCACCCGCGCGGCTGACAACGCGGTGATTACAGGGGCAAACTTTTCTCCGTGGTATAACCAAAACGAAGGAACAATTGTCGTAAGTGGCGATAGCATTCGCCCAGTTGGCTCGTCTCCAGCCACACGTATTTTTCAATTTGATAATGGCACTACAGCCAATAATATTCGAACTGGGGGCCTATCCACGCTTCAAGTGGTTGATGGCGGTGTTGCTCTGGTGAGTATTTCTGCCACACCTTCAATTCCCTTTGATGGCACCGTGTTTAAGTTTGCATCGGCTTTTAGGTTAAACGATTTTGCCACCGTTACGACAGGCGCTGTCGATACTGATACAAGCGGAACTATGCCAACTGTAACGCAACTATCCCTTGGAGGCAGCAGCCTTGGCGGCGGACTGCTTAACGGCCACCTCCGCAACATCACCTACTACCCGACGCGTCTCACCGACGCACAGCTACAGGCGCTTGCAGCATGATCGACCTTTATCTTATGACCGACACCGACGCAGAAATGCTTGTCGCGCTGATCGCTGCGGGCGTCACCGACGAAGAAGGTTTTCCGGTGGCCGGCGTGTCAGTCGATCACATCGGATCATTCAGCCGGTTTGAACGTCCGACATGGGCTGACGAGCCTATTGAGGAGCATTATCCTGGCTGGCACACAAACCTCCGTGGCAACTTTACCAACGAGCAGCTTGCCGCGTTGGCGCCGATTAGCGTTCAACCAACAGCCCCGCACCGCGTCTGGGCATGACGTTGCGCACAGATACTGTATAGAGTATATCACACAGTAACCGTACCGGTGAGGTTCACCGGGAACTCCATAGGGGTTATACATGGACGAGAATGTCCCAACTGAAGCGGATGCCTCCGCGCCGGAACTGGAAGCCACGGCAGCAATCCAGCCCGCAGAAAACACGACGCCGGAAACGCCTGTCGAACAGGAAGCATCCAAGACCTTTTCCCAGGAGGAACTGGACGCAATCGTCGGCAAGCGGCTTGCAAGGGAACAGCGTAAGTGGGAGCGTGAGCAAGCCCAAAGACTGGAAATGGCCCAAACGCAGAAAGCAGCAGCATCGCCTTCTGATCTGACCGCCGACCAGTTTAACACCTACGAAGATTACGCAGAGGCTTTGGCCGAACGTAAAGCGGAGGAGTTGTTGGCAAGGCGGGAAACCGCCAAGCAGCAGCAGGCATTGCTTGAAAACTACCACGACCGTGAGGAAACAGCGCGGGATCGGTACGACGACTTCGAACAAGTCGCCTACAACCCCAACCTGTCCGTCACGGAAACGATGGCGCAAAGCATCCAAGCGTCCGACATTGGCCCCGATGTTCTGTATTGGCTCGGTTCCAACCCGAAGGAAGCGGATCGCATTGCCCGGCTGCCGCCCATCTTGCAGGCAAAAGAGATCGGAAAACTTGAAGCCGGCATGGCCTCAAGCCCGCCGGTTAGAAAGACTTCAACCGCCCCGGCACCGATTGCACCTGTCACAGCCCGCGCTTCTGGCGCGCCCGCGTATGATACGACCGACCCTCGTTCGACAAAGTCGATGAGTACGTCGGAATGGATCGAAGCGGAACGGATGCGGCAGATCAAGAAGTACGAGGCACAACGCAACCGTTAATTTGGGACTACCACCATGGCTAACTCGATTCTTACTATCGACATGATCACGCGGAAGGCTCTCGAAATCCTCGAGAACAACCTCGTGCTCACTCGCAACGTCAACCGTCAGTACGACGACAGCTTCGCTGTCGAAGGCGCCAAGATCGGTTCGACCCTGCGTATCCGTCTGCCCGACCGCGCTCTAGTCACGGACGGCGCTGCCCTTCAGGTGCAGGATGACAACGAACAGTTCACCACGCTGACCGTTGCCAACCAGAAGCACATCGGCGTGAACTTCACGACCGCCGAACTGACCATGCAGTTGGACGACTTCGCAGAGCGCGTGCTGAAGCCGCGTATCTCGCAGCTTGCCTCCAGCATCGACGCTGACGTGGCCAACGCCTACGCCACCATCGGCAACACGGTCGGCACCCCCGGCACCACCCCGTCCACTTCGCTGGTTCTGCTTCAGGCCCAGCAGAAGCTGAACGAGAACGCTGCCGTGATGTCGCCGCGCTACGCGACGGTCAACCCGGCTGCCAACGCTGGCCTAGTTGAAGGCATGAAGGGCCTGTTCAACCCGACCGACACCATCAGCAAGCAGTTCAAGAACGGCATGATGGGTACGGGCGTGCTTGGTTTCGAAGAAATCAACATGTCGCAGTCCATCAAGCAGTTCACCACCGGCACCCGTAACGCCACCGGCGGCACGACCTCGGCGGCTGTCACGGCTGAAGGCGCCACCACCATCGCCATCACCGGCGCTGGTAACGCGGCTACTGTCCGTGCTGGCGACGTGTTCACCGTGAACGGCTGCTTTGCTGTGAACCCGCAGACCCGTGAAAGCACTGGTTCGCTGTTCCAGTTCGTCGCGCTGGCCAACGTCACGTTGGGTAGCTCGGGCGAAGGCAACATCACCGTTGCGCCGATCTACTCGGCTACCAACGCGCTGGCCACTGTGAACTCGCTGCCGGCCACTTCGCAGGCTGTCGTGTTCGTTGGCGCTGCTGGCACCCAGTACGCACAGAACCTGGTGTACCACAAGGACGCCATCACCTTCGCCACCGCCGACCTTCTGCTGCCGCAGGGTGTCGATATGGCGTCGCGTCAGGTGCATAACGGCATCAGCCTGCGTATCGTTCGTCAGTACGACATCAACAACGACCGTATGCCCTGCCGTATTGACGTTCTGTACGGCTACAGCACGATCCGTCCGCAGATGGCTTGCCGCGTCTGGGGCTAACCTGAAACCGGCCCCCGGTTCGCCGGGGGCCAACTTCTTTGAAAGGATTCTACAATGGCTCTCCCCAATGGCGGCGGTGGTTATCAGGTCGGCGATGGCAACCTGAACGAACCGCTTATCGACGCGATCCCGCTTCCGATCTCCATCACGGCGGCTGCCACGCTCACCCCGGCTCAGGTGCTGAACGGCGTGATCTTGGCCAACAGCGGCGTCACCGCTACGCAGACCTACACGCTGCCGACTGTGGCGGCGCTGGAAGCTGTTCTGTCCAACTCGGAAAAGGTCGGCACGTCCTTCATGTTCCGCGTGGTCAACCTCGGCACGTCGTCCGGTACTGCGGTTATCGCCGCTGGCACCGGTTGGACTGTGTCGGGTTCGCTGACCATGACCATTCCGGTCACGACCGGCGCGGCCTTGCTTGCCCGCAAGTCCGCTGAAGGCGCTTGGACGCTGTATCGCGTTAGCTAATGGGTTAGCCCCGGCTTTCGGGCCGGGGCTACCTTTTCAGGAGATAAATAATGGCGAATACCAAATCCATCGGTGTTGCCTTCCTCGACCAAGACATCGTCGGCGCTCAGTTTATTCTGTCCGACGAGCAGCTTGGCTACACCGCCGCCGCGCAAGGCACCGTCACGCAGTTGACGGACAAAAGCACGGCGGTCACGCTGAATGCGTCGGCTGGTCGCATCACCATGAACAACGCTTCGTTGGCCACGGCCACCAACGCCACGTTCACGCTGAACAACAACTTGATCTCGGCCAACGACACCGTGATTCTCACGATCTCTGGCGGTCAGGCTACCGCCGGCTCATACAACGTGTTTGCAAACTCGCTGTCAGCCGGTTCGGTCAGCATCACTTTGCGTAACATTTCTGGCGGCACGCTGTCGGAAGCAATCGTGATCAACTTTGCGCTGATCCACTGCGTCTAACGAAGTGGGCGGCCTTCGGGCCGCCCATTTTAAGGATTTTCTATGGCCGTCATTTACATGGTTCACCCGGCGCACGGCGCCAAGGTTGCGATCTCCAACGAGGAAGCGATTTTGGATGCAATGGATGGCTGGGAACGCTATGATGTGGTCACGTCATCTGTGGTGACGGACGATGACGAGGATGATATCGTCAACGAGATGGCGGCACCAAAGCGGCGCGGACGCCCCCGCGCAAAGCAGGAATACTGACCAATGACCAGCGCCGGCGACATCATCAACGGGTCACTGCGGCTTTTGGGTGTCCTGGCTGAAGGTGAAACGCCGTCAGCCGAAACGTCGCAAGACGCGCTGGCTGCCATGAACCAGATGATCGAAAGTTGGAACACAGAGCGCCTGTCGGTGTTCTCTACGCAGGATCAGGTGTTCACATGGCCCGCGGGCCTGCTGTTGCGCACGCTGGGGCCAACCGGCAACTTCGTCGGCAACCGCCCCGTGCTGCTGGACGACAGCACTTACTTCCTCGACGCCAGCACCGGCATCAGCTACGGCATCAAATTCATCAACCAGCAGCAGTACAACGGGATCGCGGTCAAGACCGTGACATCGACGTTCCCGCAAGTGATCTTCGTCAACAACACGTTCCCCGACATCGAGATGTACATCTACCCGCGGCCCACCCGCGCGCTGGAATGGCACTTCATCTCTGTCGAAGAACTGACCAAGCCTGCGCTGCTGGCGACCGAACTGACGTTCCCGCCAGGCTATCTGCGTGCGTTCCGCTACAACCTGGCCTGCGAGATGGCGCCAGAGTTTGGCGTCGAACCAAGCCCACAGGTGCAGCGGATCGCCATGACCAGCAAGCGCAACCTGAAGCGCATCAACAACCCTGACGACATCATGTCCATGCCTTACAGCCTTGTGGCAACCCGTCAGCGGTTCAACATATTTGCAGGGAATTACTGACGATGGCTAACGTCAAAATCTCCGAACTTCCGCTGGCAACCTCGCCGCTGGACAGTGCGGTTGTAATGCCGGTCGTGCAGGGCGGCGTCACCAAACGGGCGCCGGTCAACACCATTGGCTTCTTGCAGTCTGGCACCGGGGCAACATTGCGTACCGCGCAGACCAAAATGCAAGATGTTGTAAGCGTTAAGGATTTTGGCGCCGTTGGTGATGGATCAACCGACGACACGGCAACCATTCAAGCTGCTTTGAACGCTGGGCGCGCGGTGTATTTCCCCGCAACGCCAAACGGTTATCGCATTAGTGGAACGCTGACCATCGCGCAGCCGAACAAAGTTGTTTATGGAGATGGCCGATTTGCGTCTTACCTAAATTTGGCGTCCCAGAACTTTAACGTTTTTAGCGTGACGGCAGTTGGCAACGTGCAAATACGCGATCTTGGGGTAATTAACTTTGGCACGGCAACTTCAGGTTTCTTTGTCAACGGTGCTGTACCATATAGCCTTGAAGTGATTGACTGTTACACAAACAATGTACACAGCGGCGTGCTTCTTGGCACGGCAGGCTCTGTTATCAACGGCGCAAAGTCAGCAGTGATTGGTTGCGCGTTTGTGGACATCGCAACGATTTCTGGAGTCGGCGTACTTATGCGCGGCGGCGCCGAAATACGCGACGTGATAAACTGCCAAATTGGTCGGTTGGGTTCAACGGTGGCTGGAAACAACGCATCCGGTGGCATTGTTATCGAAGGTGGCGTTGCCATCAACCTTTCAAACCTGCAACTTACGGGCGCTGGAACCCCGGTGCTAATTCAGCCCGGCGCGGATAACGTCTCGCATGTGGTGATGGATCGCGTCTGGTGTGACTCATCTTCAGAAAACGGCATGTTCCTCGACGGCAATAGCGGCATAATCACTGACGTTCGGGCGGATGCCTGCTGGTTCAGCAGCAACGGACTGAATGGCATTCGAATCCGCGGCTCTGCGCGCGACATTAAGATTGACGGTAACAATCAAATACACAGCAACGTGCAAGCGGGCATTGTGGTCGATAACGCCTCAACTGTGCCTGGATTAGCCATCCGAAACAGTTCAATCGGCGGCAACGTTTCTAACGGCATTACGCTTGGCGCTGGCATTACGAACTTTGCAGTGCAAAACAACCAAATTGGAACTGGATCGGTTTATGGCGCAAACGCCAATGGCATTTCGCTAACGGCTGGAGCGACCAACGGCTATATAATCACCGGCAACGATCTGCGCGGCAATACCGGAAGCGCATACGTTAGTGGGGCGACCGGAGTCATTGCGCGCGTTGAAGCCAATCTAGGCTACAACCCCGTGGGAACCTTTGGGATTACGGTGGGCGCGTCGCCATTTACTTACACGGCGGGTGCATCGCCTGAAACGGTGTATATAAACAGCGGCACGGTCAGTCTCATTACCGTGAGCGGCGTAGCTGTGTTACAGCAGTCAAATTGCGCTGTTAGCCTAGAGCCGTTTCAAAGCGTCGTAGTAACTTACACCGTGGCGCCCGGCATGGTCACTCAGGTGTCCTAATGGAACCGGCAACCAAACAGGCACTTAAACAGGCAATCAAGGAAGTGACCGCGGGCCACGCCGAGCGCATTTGCGCGCCGGGGCTTTGGGTCGTTTGGCGCGATGAAACCGGCGTGCATACGCGGATCATGCAATGAAAAGCCCTATCCTCGGCTCAAGCTATGTCGCCCGCAGCATCAACGCTGCGGACGCGCGCATGGTCAATCTCTTTCCAGAGGTTGTGCCAGAGGGTGGGCAGATGCCTGCGTTCCTCAACCGCGCGCCTGGGCTGAAGCTACAGCAGGCCGTTGGCACCGGGCCGATCCGCGGGCTGTGGGCGCACCAGACGCAAGGCGCGGACTTCTACGTCGTGTCGGGCAACGAGGTCTACAAACTGTCCTCGCTGACCGGCACGCCGGTGCTGCTGGGGTCAGTCACTGGCACCGGGCCGGTGTCCATCGCCGACAACGGCAACCAGATCATCTTCGCGTGCAACCCAGACGCCTTCGTCTACACCGAATCCACCAACACGTTTGTGCAAGTCACCGACCCTGACTTTCCTGGCGCGGTAACGGTCGGGTATCTTGACGGCTATTTCGTGTTCAACCCGCCCAACAGCCAGCGGCTGTACGTCTCCAGCTTGCTGGATGGCACGCAGATCGACCCGCTGGATTTCGTCAGCGCCGAAGGATCGCCAGACGGCATCGTCGGCCTGATCGTTGACCACCGCGAAGTGTGGGTGTTCGGCACCGACAGCGCCGAAGTCTGGTACAACGCCGGCACGGCGGACTTTCCGCTGGCCCGCATCCAAGGCGCGTTCAACGAAATCGGCTGCGTTGCACCCTACTCCATCGCCAAGGTGGACAACGGCGTGTTCTGGCTGGGTGCTGACGCGCGCGGCCAAGGTATCGTCTACCGGGCAAACGGCTACGTTGGCCAGCGCGTGTCCACGCACGCGGTCGAGTGGCAAATTCAGCAGTATAGCAATATGTCCGACGCGGTGGCTTACACCTACCAGCAGGACGGCCACGCCTTCTACGTCCTGAACTTCCCCTCGGGCAACACGACGTGGGTGCTGGACGTCGCCACCGGGGCTTGGCATGAGCGGGCCTATTTCAACCAAGGCGTGTTCTCGCGCCACCGCGGCAACAACCAGTGCAACTTCCTTGGCAACATCGTCATCGGCGATCACCTGAACGCCAACATCTACACCTTCGACCTGACGACCTACGCCGACAACGGCACGCCGCAGAAGTGGCTGCGGTCGTGGCGGGCACTGCCGACCGGCCAGAACAACCTGAAGCGCACGGCGCAGCACAGCCTCCAGATCATGTTTGAGTCTGGCGTGGGGCTGTCGGGCCTTGACCCGGCTGACCCTTTCTCTGGTTTGCTGCTGACCGAAAGTAGCAACGCGCCATTACCGCAAAATGAAGTGACTCTCGATTTAGACTTTACCGATCAGACGTACGCCGCCTTCACCGCTAGTTCAGTCGGCGACTTCCTTATCACGGAGTCGGGCGATTACATTGAAGTCGCGCCGCTGACAGTGCAGGGCGCTGACCCGCAGGCTATGCTGCGCTGGTCGGACGACGGCGGCCACACATGGTCGAACGAACATTGGAAATCTATCGGCAGGATTGGTGCCTATGGCCAGCGCGCCGTCTGGCGCCGCCTGGGCATGACGATGAAACTGCGTGACCGCGTGTATGAGGTGTCTGGCACCGACCCGGTCAAGTTGGTCATCATCGACGCCGAACTGATGCTGAGCGGCACCAATGCCTAACGCCGTCAACATCACCAACATCACGCCGCCGCGTGTGCCGATGGTTGACCCGACAACCGGGCTGGTCAGCCGCGAGTGGTTTCGGTTTTTTGAAAGTCTGTTCCGGTTGACCGGCAACGGCCAAAACGACTTCACGTTGCAAGACTTGCAACTTGGCCCCGACGCTGATGCTACGTCGCTGGCGGCGGTCTTGCAGACCGAAATCCAGAACCTGTCCGTGTCACCCTCATACACGCCGCAGTTGCCGCGTCACCGCTACGGATCGTTCTACGACACCACCACGCAGACAGCAGCGGCTATCAACACCGCCTACGCGATGACGTTCAACACTACGCGGACAAGCGAAGGCATTACGTTGGGAACGCCGACGTCGCGCGTCTACGCCGACACGCTGGCCACTTACAACATTCAGTTTTCCGTTCAGGTCAACACCACTGCGCTAACAGACCAACTGCTGTGGGTGTGGCTCCGCAAGAACGGCACGAACGTGACCGCCAGCACCAGCCAGGTGCGAACCAAGGTTCTTGATTTTGCGGCTGTCGTTACGAAGACTTTTTTGCTAGAAATGAACGCCGGCGATTATTTTGAACTGATGTGGGCCACAGACAACACGGGTGTTCAATTGCAGACATTTGCCGCTTCTGGGTTCTACCCGTCCGTTCCTTCGGTCGCGCTCACCGTGACCAACAACATAAGCTCAGATGGGAGCTACTAAATGGCCGTCCTTTCCCCCTCGCCCAAAGCGCAGTTTCTGGACGCCTCTGGCGCGCCGTTGGTCGGTGGCAAGGTCTACACCTACGCCGCCGGCACGACCACGCCGCTGGCGACTTACACGACCGGCGCCGGCATTGCGTTAAACACCAACCCGGTGATCTTGGACTCTCGCGGCGAGGCAAACATCTGGTACGCCACCGGCACCTCCTACAAGGTTGTGCTGACCGATTCGGCTGACGCTTTGATCTGGACGGTGGACAACATCATCACCATTGGGTCGATGGCGTTCCAGAACGCCAACGCTGTGGCCATCACCGGCGGCACCATCGGGTCGGGCGTGACCTTCAACGGCAACACTACCGGCACCGCGTCCAACGTCACCGGCGTCGTCGCCGTGGTCAACGGCGGCACAGGCTCAACCACGGCTGCCAACGCGCGCACCGCCCTGGGCGCGGCCCGGTCGGGCGTCAACGACGACATCACATCGCTGAAGCAGGATGTGGTGCTTGTGGCCACCGGCACGATTGGTGCGACCAGCATCGGCTACCGCGGCGCACCGCAGAACGCCCAGACGGCGGCCTATCAACTGGCGCTGACCGACAACGGCAAGCACATCTCGATCACCACCGGCGGCATCACGATCCCGGCTAAC